TCTGCGGCTGGTCGGTGGTCATTTATATACTCTCTTTTGCTCGCGCAAATATTTAACCATCGCGGGCCAAAACAGTGAATGATTGTCATATCCCTTGAATGTCCAGTTCATTGCAAAGTTGGCAAGAAACACAATACCTATAACTGTCCATAATATTGTATTTATTAGGCCAACCCACCAGAAAAAGTCATTCATTTCTACGCCTCCTTTTGTTGCGCCTATCGTGGATGGAGCGCCACTTGTTTGGCCGGGAACCCCCAACCCAAGGTCTTATAGTGCACAAGCGCATCCATCCTCGATAGTCGCAACTTGCGCCCATCCCCAACTCATCCGCGCCCAGCCATGCGGCTGGGCTACGGGGAGCGGAGACTTTTTAGCCATCGCCATAGCCAGAGCCATCGCCAGAGCCATCGCCATGGCCATCGCCATAGCCAGAGCCATCGCCAGAGCCATCGCCATGGCCATAGCCAGAGCCATAGCCATCGCCAGAGCCATAGCCAGAGCCATCGCCAGAGCCATAGCCATCGCCAGAGCCATAGCCATAGCCATAGCCATAGCCATCGCCAGAGCCATCGCCATGGTCATGGCCAGGATGCCCGTGGTGGCTATCCTTCAATGAATTTTTCATAGGTCTTTTCCGCCTTGGCGGTTGTCGGGATCATTTCAATGACGTTAGTTAAGTAGACTTCCCCTGTTTTGTTAAGCCGTCCGCCTTTGATGCCTTCGGACGCCACCACGGAGAGAGACAGGCCGCCACCTTCCCATTTCCAAAGACGCAGGGCGTTTTTGAGAAGAACTTCCATCCCGTCGATTTTTTCTACGTCTCCGATGTGTACGCCCGCGCTGTACGTGCGAATGAGACACCGCCTTCCTATCATTGGATGTTGCTCCGCGCTTGACCTCGCTATTAAACTGCCGGGCATCGGCGCGAAAATGGATGCGAGTTGCTTCGCTTCTCCGATGGTCAATTCGTCGATGTTCATTTCTTTGCTCCTTTGGTTATTTATTCCAGCTCGGACACTCCGCCTTGCACGGCTTGCCTTCGCAGGGGTAGAATATGTACTGGCCGTCACCACCTTCGAGGCCAGAATATCCGTACTCATGTTCTTTGAACTTCCACGGACCCGGCGTAGCATTCGCCAGCCGCGCCTCTATTTCTTCAATGCGTTCTGGGATCATGGCCTTCCCCCTCGCGCCCAGCCATGCGGATATACGATCTATCTCTTGACCTCGGCAGACTCCGCAAAATTGAAGTCCTTGCCGCTTCACGGATATGAAATTCAATCGCTCCTGTTTGCTCATTAAATACATGATCTACCGGGCAATCGCCCCACGATTCATGCCAATTCCAGGCTATACCACCGAGGCGAAATGGCCTATTGGTACGATAAAGTTCATCTTTCGTCCATCCCGCCTCAAATAGTTTGGAAATCTTCGGAGCCAACCACGCCCGCGCCCGGCGAAACTTCGCTACGCGGTCCACAATGTTCTTCGCAAACTTGGGCGAAGGCCGCAGCACCGATAGGGCACAAAAGTGACCTCCAGTCTGCTGATTCAAGCACGGCCCGGCAAAGGGCTAAAATATCAGTCTGCGACATTTCACGGATCGACAAATCCATTACGCCCGCATCCGTGAGTTTTTGGACAAGTACCGGCAGCAACATCGGTATTTGAGGCATGTTCTGCATCATCGGGAAACCCCTAACGCGCCCTCGATCAACCGGCGCGAAAATTGAAAGTTTGCATGACAAGCGGCCTGGTATTTCGTCCATCCCGATTGGCCTAAAACGTCTGTAGGCATATCATAGCCGAACCGGGACAATAATTTAATTTGTTTCAGCGTGGCGGGCTCATTCAACCACCGCTTAGTTTTCTTGGCCGCGCTATCGGTTTCGTTTTCCCGCAAGAAATCATCGGCGGCGGCTAGGGCTTGGATCCTATCACCAATTTGTACCTGATGAACCACGTTTTCAGCCTTGACCTTGCCGAGGGCGTGCCAGTTTTCACCATCTAGGCTGAACACTGCCGCCCAGGCATCAAACCCTGACGCCATCATAGCCTTACCGGAATCAAACAAGTCAATATATCGGAATGGGCTGGCGTCCAGGATCTCAAGTTCGGTCAATTCAACATGAGTAACCGCGTCTTCCCCCTTTGTCTCGAATACGTAGCCACAAAGCGGGCACGTCCTTACCTGTTGCGGTATTTCCGCCCCACAACCGCCCGACGCTTCCGGGCAAATTTTGGTTTGTGCTTCTGAATGTTCGCGCTCCACTTCCTCTCGCAATGCCCCGTCCATGCTCAAATCGCCATGCGTCAGTAGTGACGTACCAAAGTCCAAAACTACGCAATCTTTTTTGACGACGCCGGGATTTTCTTCGGGATTGACTGTTCGCAGGCCCCGACCAACCATTTGGATCAGCGGTCCTTTGTTCGAACATTTTCGCAGCAGCACCACGCAGGAGGTGGCGGGCGAGTCAAACCCCTCGGTTAAGACCATGACGTTGGTTAAAACCTGGATCTGGCCACGGTTGAATCTGATAAGGACATCCTGACGCTCGTGCGTGCCCATGGAGCCATAAACACACGCGGCCGGAACTCCACTTCCCTGAAATGCCTTTGCGACATCCTGGGCGTGCTGGACGGTCGAGCAGAAGACTATTGTGCGCCTTCCAGCGGCACGCTCTCTCCAATGCCGGATTATTTCATCATTGATGGCCACGGTGTTCAGTATCTTCTCGACTTCTGCCTGGTCGAAATAGTCGGACTGTGAGCCGAGTTCGTTCAGCTTGGATTGTGTCCCTTGGACATCAATGACGAACGCCTTAGGCGCTACGAGGAATCCGAGGCGCACCAACTCACGAATGGTAACGGAATCGCATACATTGTTGAAAGTTCCGCGCAGGCTCTTCTTATCGCCGCGCTCCGGTGTGGCCGTGAACCCAGCCACCATGACGCCTGGGTTCTTCTCCTTGGCCGCTTCGATGATCCGCGCCCAAGTCGCAGCGGCAATATGGTGGGCCTCATCCACCACTATCAGGCCCAAGTGTGGTATCCTTTCAAGGTTCTTCGCTAGGGTTTGAGCCATGGCGAAGACCGCATCGCCGCGCCAGGATTTTACGTCCGCCGTGAAGAGACTGACGCGGTGGCCCGGGTTGACCTTTCGATATTTTGTCAAGTTTTGTTCCACAAGTTCCTGGCGATGCTGGACGATCAGCTTTTGCCCCTCGATACGCGCAGCCAACCACGCGAGCATAAGCGTCTTGCCCGCCCCGGTCGCCGCCACGGCAAGAGTATTACCATGGCGGTTCAGGGCGACTTCGGCTTTCTCCACAAGCCTTGTCTGATAAGGGCGGGCGATCACAGATTTACATCCAATTGGGCTTGGCGCCAGACGCGGGAGCGGAAGTGGCCGGGGCTGCCGCACCTTGAGCCGACGCCCAATCAGGTTTGGGATCGGGATTTCCCTCGGGAATTTGCGGGACAGGTTCGGCAGAAATAAACTCTCCCCCGGCCATGACCTTGGCATAGAAATCATCGTGGTCCGGCGTGATGATCTTCTTGATAGTGTTGTTGACGTACCTGTCGCCCGCACTCGGTTTTTCGCAGTCCACGACGATGCCAAATTCCAGGCCGTTAAGTTCGGCCACGGATTCAAGCATCCGCGACTTGGTTGCGGCGGGGCTTTGGTCTTTGGGGCTAATACCGCGCGAAGCCTCGACCATGGCCCGCAAGGAACGCATCGAAATCTGGATATTTTTCTGATGGCCTTCCGTCTTAGCTCCGGTTATTCCGTAGTTTTCCCACATTTTTTTGCCCTTGAACGTCCCGCTGACCACCTCAAATTCGCAGCCGAGTTGTTCCAGTCCGTTCTTGGTCACGCTTAGGCAGGGATCACTTCCGGGGTTTTTTGGCTGCTTGATGGTCAACTTTACCTTGACCATCGATCCGGGCGGGATTGCCCCGAGAAATTCCTTTTGCTCTTCGGCTTGGTTCAAATCGAAAACCATAATTTACTCCTTGTTGTTGGCCGTTACGGCGTATTTTCCGCCCGTGGCCTGGTTAAGTGCTTGATGAAATCCCGCCCATGTTTTGTCCTGGCCGATGTAAATCTCGTGCGGTAAGCCCCAACGATTTTTGGCTAAGTAGGCCGGGCGTTCGTCGGTATATAGGCAACGCTCGCCGGTTCCTTCGGCACGCTGTTTGTCCGGTCCTTTTCCACCCTCCTTGACCTTGACCATCCGGCGTTTGTAGTTGGCGAAGAGTACCATATCGGCCCATTCCTGCCAAAGCGCCCACGCCCTTTTGTGGAGCTTGATCTGGTAGCGGTCGAAGGCGTCACCGTCCGGCGGCTCAAATCGCTTGATTTCGGCATGGGCGACAAGCACGATGGTCATGCCCTTGTTGTGGCGTAGCGAATCGAAGCCGCCTAAAATGTTTCTCCATTCGGCGTCCGCTTCAACGTAGCCCTTGCCGTAGCCCGCCTTTTCGATGGAATCTATTTCCAATCGGGCGCAGGTCGCACGCCAGATGATCGGCTCCATCCAGTCGAGTGAGTCCACGACAAGGGATTTGTAAGGATGTTCTCCGTGTAAAGCCTTGATGGCCTCGTAAAGGTCCGCATAAGTTTCGACCAGTCCCGGAAAAGTCGGCACATCGATAGCCGCCGCGCCGTCTTCGATCCGCAACAGGATTGGGTCATCGAAGGTGCAACCGAAGGTAGTTTTTCCAAGCCCCTGCACCCCGTAGGCAAGGATTTTTTGTGGTTTGAACTCGGCAGAAGCCGATACCACGCTTGTCAGGTCAAATGTCATTGCTGTCCCCCCATGTTTATTTGTTCACGTTTTGCTTCTTGTGCCTTGACTTCATCCCTGCGCTTTAACTGCCGGTCGAGGAGCTGGTTCATTATTCGGTTGGTGGCCTCGAATGTTTCAAGACGGGCCTGGGCAAGCAAATGCCTTGGGTCAAGCTCGGCGTGGACGATGGTCATGCCGTCACCTCCTCTTCAGTCCTCTGTTTTCTGATTAAGTACTCCTCAGCCGCCGCATCTTCCGCGTCGAGGTCGCGGGCCTCTTGGTTCGGTTCGAACATCGAGCATGAGGAAAGAGATCCGGGCGAAACTTCACCCTGGAATTTCAGCCCCCTCACTTCTCGAAGATGGTAGAGCAAAACCGAGCATGGCCCTTCGTCGTCGCGTAGTTCGCAGTATTGGCATTGGGGTTCCATGGCCTACCTCCCAAACACTTTCGCGGGTTTAGGATCGACCGCAGGCGTCAACAGCCGCACCAGTTCATTCCCGGTCTGCCTGCGCTCCTCGGTCGCGCTCACGATCCTGGCCGAGCTTTCCGAGATAAGCGCCTCAATTCGGGCGCACTCGCGGTATACCTGCCAAAGCCACGTGGCCGCGCAGATTACCAGAACTGCCAGGACGGCGATACCGGCCTTGATGATGCTTTCGCGCTTGTCCATGGTTGACTCCTATTCTACGACGACAAATTTTACACCGCGCACCGTGTACCAAGTGTTAGCCTTGATCTTTTTACCGTCCACAATCGCGGATTTGATGGACTTGATGTGATAATCGTTTCCGTCGCGCTCGACGCAAATCCTTGTCGAAGCCCTTGTAGCCGCGCACAACCAGATTGGCCTCTTCCTTTTTTTCACTCTTCGGCATCGCCCCTCCTAATCCCTCGATTTTCGTCTATCTCCGCTTCCCGTGGCGTGCTTTACCGGCCTGTCGGGCAAGGGCGTTAAGCCCTCAAAGTCACCCGTGGCCTTGCGGCTTGCTGTTCGGCGTGGCCTATCTACTAGCCGAAGCAAGGCTACCTTGTCCAGCGTTATTTTCATTTTCATTAAAAATAAAAAGTTGGACTTTTAGCCTTTATTCGGCTAGCCCTTTGCTCATGAAAACAACAATTACCCACAAGCATTTTGAGGCTCTTCATGAAAAATACGGCAATCATTCCGACGCAGCGCGGGCTTTAGGCACGACTCCGAGCAATTACCGCCATGTGCGCGCAACCATGAAAATGTCCGGCCCGCTCAGGGCGGCTATACTAAGGTTAGCCCAATTGCCGTGCCAAGAATAACCATCCGATACCCAAAAATGCGAGCGTGTGAAAAATGCTCCGCATTATTCAAATCGCTTTATCGCGGGCATCGTTGGTGCTCCCGGTCGTGTAAAATATCGTCACAATGCCGAGAGAGATATTTTTCCAATACTCAAATCAATATCGCTCCCAAACCAAAACGCTACCGGAAAACCCCCAAAATCATCACAATTGTCATGCCAGAAGAATATATTAACAATGCCCAAATAAACCCCTGGGGATAAAATGATCGACCTCAACAGTTCGTCGGCTTTCTCGGATCGCCTCAACTGGCATATCGACAAATGCATCGTGACCAAAGAAGAGGCGAAACCCAAGCGTGATTACCTTGGCGCTTCCATATTAGGCGACTATTGCGAACGGGCCGTGCAGTATCAAGCCGCTGGAGCTGTTCCCGAAAAACCCATTGACGCGAGAATGTACCGCATTTTTGAGCGCGGACATCATGCTGAGGACATGGCCATCGACTGGCTGCGCGCCGCCGGATTCATGCTCATCACCATCGATCCCAACACCGGAGAGCAATTCGAATTCTCCATCATGGGTGGCCAGGTCAAGGGACACTCCGATGGAATCATCCCCATGTGGCGCGGTCAGGATGAATCCCCGATTCCTTTGCCGGCAGTTTGGGAGTGTAAATGCCTCGGGTCTAAGGGCTGGAAAGCCGCAGTCAAGGACAAATTGCGCGAAAGCCATCCCAAATATTTCAACCAGGGTCAGCTCTACGCCGGCGAATTCGGCGTCAAACAAATCCTCTTCACCATCATCAACGCCGATACCATGGAGATGCACCACGAGATCGTGGCCTACGACCATGCCGTCCACGACAACATGATCTCCCGGGCCCAGCGGATCCTCCTGGCCATCAAAGCGCAGGAACTATTGCCGCGTGGTTTTGACGACCCGACCGTCTGGCAATGCAAATGGTGCCGCTACGGTGCGCGGTGCTGGGCGTGAACGACAACGAAGAAAATAAGGGGAAGCCCGTGCCGGAGCCAAGAAAGATTATCGACCTTAACCAGTACGGGCGGCAGGACGAAGCCGCAAAAATCGACTTTAAGGATATCGCTACCCGGGCGCTACAAAACGCGGAATCCTTCCTTGCCCAATGGCTCCCGGGTGGTGAGGTCCTCGGACCGGAATATACCTGCGCCAGCTTAGCGGGTGGGCACGGGTTTTCGACTAAGGTCAATGTCGTCACCGGCAGATGGTCGGAGTTCGCGGACGGCCCGGCTGGCGGTGACATGATTTCTCTTTACGCCGCTATCAAGGGCGTAAAGCAATCCGAAGCCGCGAGAGATATTGAAAAATTACTCGGCACGGACCGCCCTATCCTCAAGTCCAAGCCCGCACCCCAACCTGACCTTATACCTATCCAGCCCGTGCCCGAAGACGCGCCCGCGCCCCCCAGCAATCATTTTCAGCGCGGAGCGCCAACAATAGGATGGACGTACCGAAACGGAGCGGGCCAAGTGCTCGGCTACGTCTGCCGCTTTGACCTGCCAGAAGGCAAAAAAGACATCATCCCTCTCACACTATGGAAGGATATCAACGGGAATTTATCATGGCGCTGGAAGGGATTTCCAGAACCTCACCCGCTCTACGGCCTGGATCGGCTACAGAGCCAGGATGCTACACTGCCAATCCTTATGGTGGAAGGCGAAAAAACATGCGATGCTGCAATGCGGCTAATCTCTTGGGCAATCCCAATGACCTGGCCAGGTGGTGGGAAGGCCGTCAAAAAGGCGAGCTTTGCCACCCTAAAGGGCCGCAAGGTTATTGTCTGGCCTGACGCCGACAAGCCCGGTTTGGACGCGGCACAGGCCGTCCTCGCGTCCGTCAAGAAGGCGGGAGCCATCGACGCCTTCGTGGTCGAACCTCCGGTGGGTGTCAAAGAATCATGGGATCTGGCGGACGCGGAGGCCGAAGGCTGGACCAGCGATCAGATCATCAGCCACATCACGGCGAGCCGGGCGAAGTCTGGGAAAGCGTCACCGTTGGACGGAATCATTTCGGCAGAGCATTTGTGCGAAATGGAAATACCGGAACCCAAGTGGGTAGTTCCTGGACTTATACCGGAAGGGCTGACTGTCCTTGCGGGTAATCCAAAGCTTGGTAAGTCATGGATCATACTCCAAACCTTCCTGGCCGTTGGATGCGGCGGAATGGCGCTTGGAAAATTCCCGGTTGAAAAAGGAAGAGTGCTCTACCTAGCGCTTGAAGACAGCCAACGCCGCCTCAAAGACAGAATAAACAGCGCGAGAAGTTTTGACCCCGGATTGGATTTGGGGAGAAAGTTTTGTGACATCCATATCCAATGGCCCACAATGGATGAAGGCGGACTGGAATTCCTAGATCAGTATGCCGAGAAAAATCCTGACCTTCGCGCTATCTGCATAGACACGCTCGTCAAACTCCGACCCAAGACAAAGCCCAAAGGAATGAACGCCTATGAAGTCGATTCCATCCACCTGGGAGAGATCAAGCGCCTGGCAGACCGGAGAAACCTCGCCGTCATCGTCGTCACGCACCTCAATAAAACCAAAGAGTCCGGCGACCCATTCGACCGTATCACCGGATCCAACGGTATCTTCGGCACCGCCGATACCGCGCTCCTACTATGCCGCAGTCGAGGAAAAGCTACTGCGGAACTAAAGGCAACTGGACGCGACATCATCGCCCAGGATTACGCTATGAAATGGCATAACCCATTCTGGACTATCGAGGGCGATGCCGAGAAGGTTGCCTCGACAATGGAGCGTCAAGAAATCCTAGACGTACTCAAGGAATCCGACGAACCCATGAAAACCCAGGAAATCGCCGCCTGTATTGGTAAGTCACCAGGAACAATAAGCTATTTATTAACACATCTCACCAAAGAGGGGCTAATCGAAAAAATGGGGTACGGTAAATACCTATACTCCCCCCCTAGAAGTCCTAGAAGTACTATAAGTACTGTAGGTACTATAAGTACTAGAGGTCATAGTTGGCTAGATGACCTCGATAAGTAGGTCTTAGGTGATTATTTGTTAACTTCTAGGGGAGTTCTAGGGGTACTTCTAGGGGGGTTTTGAGTGATACCAACAACAATCAGGGAACTTATAGTACTTCTAGGGGTTTTAGGGGTTCTTAGGGAAAAGTACGAAAATAATCGAAAAACTGGGGGAGAGATGAGAGAAGTCAGCTTAACCGAGATCCAGAGGCCGCAGAAAGAAAAAAAGTATACCCGATTAACACTATTAGGAAACGATATAGACCAGATGTCATATAAAAACTACTGGTGGGGCATGCCCTCCTACGAAATGGGAGACGCTACCCCGGCGCATAAAGTCACCTTTAATTTCTTGACGGCCCAAGACCTAAAAGATTTTAGCAAAAAAATTGGCATAAAACTGACCGAAAAAAGTAACTCCGCTTGGTACCCGCCACAACCACGAATCCACGGAGAATACAGTTATGAGGGGGAACTCATTCAGCCGAGGTACCCAATTTATATCCCGAGCAAAGGCCGGTTCAAAAACCAAACTACGGGAACGCTTCTGCGCTATTTAGGCGTCAAGTTCAAATTCGTAGTCGAACCGTCCGAGGCCCAAGAGTATATCAACCGCTTTGGCCAAGACTCCGTGCTTGTTCTCCCGTTTCAAGACCTCGGACAAGGCTCAATACCGGCACGGAATTGGATTTGGGATCACGCAAAAAGTATCGGGGCAAAACGCCACTGGTGCTTAGACGACAATATAGAATCCTTCTGCCGCTGTAATATGAACCGTAGACTATTGGTAAAGACTGGAGCAGTGCTTTGCGCTATCGAAGATTGGACCGATAGATACAAAAACGTAGCTCTAGCTGGACCACATCATTTAGGATTTGTACCGGATAGAGACGAAGGACTAAGCCCCATACTCCTTAATTCTCGCATATATTCCTGCATACTCATTGATACAAGCCTAGATTATCGCTGGCGTGGTCGATATAACGAAGACACTGACCTTTCTTTAAGAGTTCTAAAGGACGGATATATAACTGCGCTATTCAGAGCGTTACTTATGAAAAAAGCCGATACCCAAACTATGTCTGGTGGTAATACGGATAACGTCTATAATACCGGAGACTCACGACTCGCTTTTGCTAAATCACTGGAAGAACAACACCCAGACGTTGTAAAAGTTATTTGGAAATTTAACAGATGGCACCACAAGGTAAACTATAAACCGTTCGCTGGGAATAAACTAATACTACGGGACTGCGTTACACCGGTATGCTCAAATAACGAATATGGCATGAAATTAATAAGACGGGGATAATATGATCAGACTAACCCTCCCCTGGCCCACCTCCACCAACCGAACTTGGCGGCGGTCAGGCAAACACATACACCTCAACCCCAAGGCCAACACATACCGACTGGCGGTCAAGTCCATCGTCGCCGCCCTTAAATTACCCAACCTGCCGATTCAGGGACCAATTGAGATAAAAATAGTCCTACATACCCCGGATCGGAGACGACGAGACCAAGACAACTTCGCCGGTAAATCGCTCCTCGACGCGCTTACCAACGCCGGTGTATGGACAGACGATTCGCAAATATGCCGAACCGTCATCGAGTGGGGCGAAATCGTCAAAGGTGGGATGGTAAAGATTACCATTTCAAAAGCTTCAAAACCTACCCCTAAAGGATTTACTCAATAACGCCGTTGTCCCGCAAGTCGCCTACGAAATCGGACGCGCCATAATGGCAGCGCACTACGGTGTGAGGAGCGAATACACAAACTGGACACCATAAAAGGCGGAAATGGCAATTTCCCCACCAATAATAAAATAGGATTAAATATTATGACCTTGCATGGGCTACGCATCCCTGGCCGGAAAACTGGAGCCAGGAAAAGGGATTCCGAGCAAGCTCGACTTCGGGCCGATGGCGCGGCGACCTTCGGTTTTTTTGGATGCCTGGCGTGCTTGAGGGCATCCAACGCATCGCTCGCGGACGCCTTTGCGCGGTGCGATTACTACTCGATCTACGCGGCGGCGCACGACGTTCAAACCGCGCTCAACGCACTGGAGTATTTCAACACCGGGTTTGTTCCAACCACTCAGCAACTCATAAGCGCCAAACGGTTTGCACTGGAGGCTCGGGAGGTGAAATCGTGACCACCGGAATGGCCCTGGTCGAGAAGATCGGCCACGAGGACGCTCAGACGGCTTGCCTAATGCTGGGGCTGTCAACGCGATGGGTCCGTCGTTCCCAGGCATTTTCTCTTTTCGACGCTAAACTGACGGTTATACAGGTCAAGGAGCGTATGGGGCTATCCAAAAGTACAGCTTATTATTTCCATGAGGAATGGAAACGGATAAAAAGCGTGGCTTAAAATGGGCCGGTGTGTCGTCCCGGCCCATTACGCTATTCCTCAACCTTCCCGGGCTTTCCCCCGGGTTGGCCTCGTTTGAACGCTTCGGCGTTATGCCTCAACAATATCCATGTCCGATCTATCTGTGACGCCGGGAGCTGACCAGCCGCGATGTATTCCCGTACACGGTGGGGCTGTACGCCGATGATCCGTGCCGCCTCGGGCACGCCGATGATTTGGGCGAGGGTGTCGAGGTCCATTAGGCTCATTACTTCACCCTCCCTTCCGTCATCATGGCCTTACATTCTTCCACGTCGAAGTTTCCGAAGGTCCAGACCTTGCGCGAACCCGGTTTAAGGCGCAGGGCCAAAAAGTCAGCCGCTACCGCGTCTATTCCGTCCTCAAGCGCAAGACAAATGGTCTGCGCCGGGAGGTTCACAACGATAATCGGATATCCGTTGTCCGTAAGGTACGGCGAGATACCGAATCCCGTTTCGTCAAGCCGCTGCTCCTCTGGGACCATCCGCGAGAAGATGCACCGGGCCAGATAGGAGTCATTAGCCCAACGGCCTGGACATTCGATCAGGGCGGACTTCAAGGCGTCCGCGATTTCAGGGCCAGACCAATGGCCGTAGAAGAAAATCTTGTTTCCGTCATCGTACACTAACGCGATGTTTGAACGTGCTCCCATGGCTATCTCCTTGCGGTTGGGCGGTTTTAATCAAAAAAGTTCTAATAAATGTACCAATCCGTTCCAATCTTTTTGATCCTGGCCAGGTTGGTGGTGAGGATCATAGCTTAGTCCTCCTCGTCGCAAATATTC